GTCCAATATCTGAAAGAAGAAAAACAAAGGCAAGAGCAAACTGCACGAGGATCTTAGATGAGAGAAGTAACTTTAAACGATATTAATCAGAAACTCAGTTCACAAATGAAAGTGGACGAGTCAATTTCTCGTGGAATACATGGTTTAAGAGAAGATTTCCAAAAACTATATGGACTTCAAGAGCAGGCAATTAGGCAAGCAGCAGAAGCAAAACGTGAGGGATCTACTGGTAGCAAAGAAGGTGGTGCCCCAACTCCTGCTAAGAATGATGCTAAAAAAGGGACTAATTTTTTAAGTAAAGGTCTCGGCGATATGCTGGGCAAAATGACTGGCGGAATCATGAAGGGTGCGATGGGTCTAGCGGCAATGGGTATCGCTATTCCAGCATTCTTTGGAGGTTTATTAGCAGGTGACGCTGCCCTTACATTTATGAAATCAATAGGTGCGGATTTTAATTTTAAAGGATTAAAAGCAGCAGCACTTGGATTCTCAGATATGATTATGTCTATGGATCCCAAATCATTTATAGTTCTCGCTGGTATCATGGGTATCTCAGCAGTCGGTGGTATTAAAGGTGCCAAAGGTCTTGGATCTATGGGCATTGCGATATCTGCCTTTCTTGGCGGTTTGCTAGTTGGTGATGCTATAATTGGTGGTGCCTCGAGTATGGGTTGGATAGACCTTAATTTCTCTGGTTTAAAAGGAGCGATGTCAGGGTTCTCAGATATGATCATGTCGCTTGATCCTGCCGCAGTTGCTGTACTGGGCGTTTTACTTACCGCTGGTGGTGTCGGTGGTGCTTTAGCGAAAAAACCAACTGACGTAGCACTAGGAGTTGCTTCTTTAGGTGCTGGTATCTCAGGATTCTTTATTGGTCTTGCTATCGGTGATAAAGCGATGGGTTGGTTGAACTCAGACTTTGGTAATATCGCAAAAGCGACAAAGGGATTCAGTAACGCAATCAGCAATATGACGATAGAAGCAATGGGAGCGTTGGGGTTAATACTCGGCACTGGCATGATATTAGGTAAAATCACTGACGAAAAAACCAAAATGAAAATGGTTCTTGGTATTGGTGCTTTGTCAGCAGGTATTGCTGCTTTCTTCTTAGGATTTGCGGCAACAGACTTTATAGCAGCAAACGTTGGTACTGGTGAACATGCTGTTGAACTCGTCAAGAATTTTGGCGCAGCAATTGGAGCATTAGATCAGAATTCATTGATTGCTCTTGGTGGTCTTTTAGCGGCAGGTGCTATATTTGGCGCAACAGGATTAGGTGGTCCTGCTGCTCTCGGGATGGGTATGATCGGTGCAGGTATTGCTGCTTTCTTCCTTGCTTTTGAAGGTTTAGCAGCAATCGGTAATGTTATTGGCGCAGATGGAAGTAATACTAAAACGCTCATAACAAATATGGCAAGTGGGTTGAAGGAACTGACTGGACTTGACGGTGATATGTTACTGAAACTAGGAGAAGCATTACCGAAGATTGGTTTAGGCGTCGCTGCGTTCTTTGCTGGTGATGCTCTTGGAAGTATAACTCAAGGCGTCAAAGATGCTTTCAACTTTTTATTTGGAACTGAAAGCGAGAATAAATTCGCAAAAATGGTTGAAGAATTAAAACCGCTTGAGGGTTTGAATGATCTGAAGATTGATAGTTTTGGTGATATTCTATCAGACCTTGAAAGGTTTGCTGCCTTAGACTTTGATGGCGGTATGGGTAACAAGTTTTCTGGTTTTGCTAACTCACTTTATAGGGCAATGCCAAAACTAGAAACTGCATTCTATGGCGGTAAAGCGCACCGAGGAGCAGTGAGAAAAACCATAAAAGGGTTAGTGAATGCTGAGGGTGCTATAGACCAACTCGAAAGATTAGATAATATTTCCAATGGTCGAGGCGGTGGTTTACGTGGGCAAGGTCCGAAACAAAATGATATGACGCCAGTTCCCGTAACGATAGCAGGAGGAGCGCCAATTATTGTTCAGGATAATTCATCTCAGGTTGCTGGCGGAACTACCGTAATGGCAGGAGAAACCCGACCATCCACTGCGAATGATCGGGTTATGAAAACAGGGTTTATGCAACCCGTCTATTAGTCTTCGTTTGCTAATCTAGCGAAGTAAGACATAGTGTCATCATCGTTTGATGGAATCTCATCCGCAGTTACTGGAGCGGAAGGCATCGCAGGAGCAGCAACAGGTTCATTTACCTGAATAGACTGTGCCATAGTTGGCGCACCCATATCTGCTTCTTCACCTAGTACTCGCATCAACTTTGCTTTGAGTTCATCATAGGACTTGTAGTTCTTAGGATCTGAGAACTCTGTAAGGTCATGAACTTTACCATAGACACCTTCTAGTTGACCTTCGTCACCGCTAAACAGTTGAGACGCACTAGCGAACTCAGACTTATCATAGTTACGATAACCATCAACCTGACGGATCTTTAGTTTAAAGTCTGCACCATCCCAAAAGTCAAAAGGATTGATAGGAGTCTCATCGGCAAACTGTGGTTGCATTACATCCATCAGTTTATCAAAGATTTTCTTACCAAACTTATACATCATGACTTTACCTTCATTGGCAGGATTACCTGAATCCTGAACAACAAGAACGTTAGTTACATAATGCAAACGACGCTTTTGTTCACGTGCTTTTGCTTTATCTTCATCATGACCTGAGTTCCATAGACGACTGTTAAGTTCGCCGACTGGATCAGGTTGACCAATAGATGTAAGGGAGTTTTCAATATACCACTGACCAGTTGGACCTTTAAATCCATGATCCCAGTAACGTACCCACGGGAGATCGGCACCTTCACTGGCAGGTAGGAAACGCAATACGGCATAACCGTTACCTGCTTTATCAACAGTTGGTTTCCAGATACGATCATCGCCATAGTTCTTTTTCTCGGAAGTACCACCACCGACTGCTTCTGCTGCTTGAACTAATTTGGAGATTTGATCGCGATTGCGTTTTAGATTTTCGAATGACATATGTTATTTTTTCCTTCTATATGTGCTGTAATATTTTGCTGAAATATAATTATATCATATTCACGATATAAAGTAAACTTATTTATATTCAATTTATTCAAATAATGCAGAGTCAATTGAATTAATTTTAGGCAAGAAGTTAAGAGACATTGCCTCTGCTTCTAACTTACCTTTGATGACTGGTGAGATAAACTTCCGAACATCTTCGGGGTCTATGTCGTTTTCCTCACACAGTAATAGGATTGCTTCCATGTATCCTATTGATTTATCTAAGACCTCGTTCTCAACGAGTTTAGAAAACTTTGTTTTGTTTAAAAATGATTCTTCAATGGTTGCTTCACTCATTTATCAAATGCTTTCAATATGATTGTATCTTTGTTGATTCTTCCGTTAGGTGCGGAAGACTTAGTAGTCAGTTCAGACCATGCTTTACTGATCTGATTAGGAGTCTTCTTCAAGACGATGCCGAGGAACTCATCTGGTTTACGAAGTTTGACTATGCGACTGTTTACAGCATCAAAGTTTTTAATCGTTGAACCACTAATCTCAAATCCTTGAGCAGACTGAGTAAGATACTCGGTGATCTGTTTAGTTTTAGTGTTGAACACATACAAACGAATCTTACCGATCATTTGAATAGGTGGTATAGAAACCAACTTAAATTCATTATCCTCAGTTTTATATTTAACATGACGAACTTGCTTGTCGGCAGTCTTCGGTGCTTTCACCTTAGTCTTACGAGTTGCTTTAGCAGCAGAAGTAATACGATCAAGATCGGCGATCATACTTTCGCATGCTTTAAGTCGGCGATTGAGTTCAGGTCTTTTCAAATGTGAATAACCTTCAACGGCATCAGGACATGACTTGTTGTAGGCATCTGAATAATCAAGTAACCATCCCTCAACCACCTCACGAACTGGTTTAGTTGCAGAAGCACCCAGTCCATGTTTCTTGAATAGAGCATATATATCAAGAGAAGTCTTTTCACTCTCCATCCAAGAATCTTCTAGATCTAATAGATCTTGCATAATCGTTGCAGAAATCTTATTTTGTAATCTCTGCATAGGAGAAAGTGATACTACACGATCAGAATCTTTCCTTTGAGATTCTTTCTCAAACCACAGGTCTTTGCCCATGATAATGAGTTTGTGCATGTAACCGTGTAAAGCACCTTTCCAGTAATCTACACGTTCACCTTCTTCCGAAGAATTAATCAGGAACGCTGCAGTTGCACAGTGCCAAGTTGCCATAGTGAACTTGTAGTCAGGAACAGCATTAAGATACTGCATATGTTCCTTACTCAACTGTGTTTTAGCATAAGACTTGAACGAACTGATCAAATCTTTGCGCTCTACTTCCGTATGGAAAAATGAATGAACAGCGTCTAGACCTTTAGCAAAAGGTGCTCCTGTTACACCAGAACGACGTGCTACAACTTTTTTCTTTTTACGAACTGCCATGATTAACTCCTATCAAAATAAAAAACTCTCTCCATATATTATATCATACTTTTCGCTAGAAGTAAAGAAAAATCGTCATAAGAATATCTAATAATTATAATGACTTAGAAATTAATTTAATATTTCTCTAGTTTCTTGTTCGATTTCATCAAGAATATCGTAGATCATTTCCCACTGAATGTCCTGCCAGAACTCATTCGCTTCTTCAGTTTTCCAATCACCATCATCTTCAACCCATTGACCACCAAGTTCTTCCGGAAACTTTTCTTGAGCAATTTCTACGATACGATCCCAATCAATCATCTCGTCTTCAATTAACTTTTTGCCCTTCCATATCTGGATTCCAATAAAGTTTGGGAACTCATCTTCGTATGTAGATATGGTTAAGAAGTTACTACAAACATCTGCTAATTCGTCAATGACTTTTTGAATACCTTCGGACGGACTATCCCATGCAGAAGTAATTTGAAACTGGTCATTATCCATGTCTTCAAAGTAGTTCCATTTGGCACCCATGTGATCTATATTATACCCACGCAACTCAAGTTCTTCATAAGGTAAATCTTTTGAAACGAACATATCAGCGAACCATTTATAGTCTCCGTCCGTACGAACGTTTGCATATAATTCGTTTAATCTTAAAACTGCTGCCTCGTTAAGACCTTCAAAACGTACAGTTGTTGTAACATGATTTGCCATAATTAACCTCTTCTCATCCTTGCGATTTCTTTTGCATCATTACTATCTTTACGAACTGGAACCATATTACTTTTATGCAATGTGCCGATCCCAGCAAGTTCATTACCAGTATATTGGTTCGCAACTCTTTTAAACCCATTACCAACAAAATCTGATGTAGGTGCAACTCTTTCGACGTGATAGTCAGGGATAGACACTCTGTAGTTTGTTTTTGCATATCCAACCTTCTTCAGCAACTTCTCCATCTTGCGTTCTTCTTCACGGATCGCTTCGGTCTTTTTACCTGATTTACGTTTACGAGTATTGAGTGAGGTCATTCCTCTAACCAGATGCATCGTCATAATAGTGTCCTTTTCTTTCCATCTCATCACATCTTTTCTTAAGATATAACATAACAAAATATTCGGTACATGAGAAGTGATCATCTTTAGTATTATCAATCGGTAATTTCTTTTGGTTAAGTTTTTCTATCTCACCTTGAAATACGCGATATGCTTGTACTCTATCACTACTCATGCTTGGAATCATTATATCATACTTTCTATGAAAAGTAAAGGATTAACTATCTAGTGCTTCGGCAATACGTTCAATTTCGTTTACCTTCGCATCGTTTGCTGCATCAACCTTTTCGTCAAGTGCTCTCCATGCTTTGGTTGCACTGACTTTATTCATGAGTGCTTCGTTAGATGCAACTCGTGTTTTGATCATCTGCATAGCAAGTTCATTTTTATATTCAAGAAGAACATAAGAACGATACTGCGTACCATTCTGAACAATGCTTTGCTCTTTTACAGTATAACCAGCAACGTCAGCATCTGCAATCAGATTAGTAGTTGCCTGTTCAAACTCATTGACAACTGATGAATCAAAGTCGGTAGAACCCAAACGTTGCTTAAACATTTTCAACTGAGAGCGGAGTCGTGAATCTACACGATCTGCAAGAGTAGTTTTCGCGGATAAGATAGCAATATCAACTGACAGTTGTAAGTCAGGTGTTTGAGCAGTACCAACGGCATAGACCGCAGTATCATCGGAAGGTGGTTTTTCAAACCATGCTGGCATCAACGCGATCTGAGTCTCAACCTGCTTTGTTTGATATTCAAATGCTTTTTTCGAAATAACTTCGGGTGGCATATTTTTACTACAAGCACC